CCCATAGTAGCAGTAATGTAGGCTAGTACAGATTGCTGTGTAGGTACGTGAGTAGCACTGTTAGATGCCATATCATCTTCATCTTTAAACCCTGCAATAGTAATACTACCATCTGCTAAATTACCAAAGTTTATTGTACCTGTAGTTGTAATAGCACTTGAACCTGTATCTATTGTACCAAAACCACTTGTTATACTACCAGTATTCAATGCTCCTGTAGTTACAATGGAAGTACCACCCTGAATTTTATCCTGTATGTAGGTAGCCATGTCTGTCATTGCTACTTGCTTCATAGTTCCTGCATCATTAAAAACTACTCTGTCTGCATCAGCTACAGTTGTACTTGTAGCACTTGTGCCACCATCCATAATGTTTAACTCTGTTACTGTTACAGTAGCACCATCTAATATATTCAATTCTTCAGGAGTAGACGTAATAGCTGTATTACTTGCTGCTGCCAGTACAGGTATAGTACCTGATTGATTGGGTAGATTGATTGTTCTGTCTGCTGTAGGGTCTACGATAGTCAATGTAGTTTCGTGGTCATCGGCAGTAGCACCTTCAAAGACTATTGCATTTTGTGCATTCATAGTCACCGTATCTACAACTGTCTGAGTACCACCTACAGTTAAGTCACCTGTAATTGTAAAGTTTCTTATACCTGTGTAGTCTTTGTTAGCATCTAATACTACAGCCTTAGAAGCTATTGCTGTACCTATAGCAGTGCTACCTAAGTCGAGTGCATTGAGTTCTCCTACAACTGCTGTTACTCCATCCAGTGTATTAAGCTCTGCTGCAGTTGATGTTACTCCATCCATAATGTTAAGTTCTGCTGCTGTAGCAGTAACAAGTGTACCACCTAGTTTTAATCCATTAGATGTATCGTGAGAAGCAATATCAAAGTCAAACGAACCATCAGCAAAGGTTGTATTGCCTGTAATTGTAATTGCAGAGCCATCAGCCGTAATACTGTCTAAGGCTATGTTGCCTACATTTTGTAAGTCGTTATCGCCAACACTAAGGTGTCCTCCTACAGCAAGTGTTCCTGCAAAAGTTACATTACCTCCATCAAAAGTAGCAGCCGTAGTTGTACCTGATTTAATTATTAAGTCACCACTCGTATTGGTTAGTGAGCCAAAGGTTGTTCCACCATCTTTTAGTGTAACATCACCACCGTCTGCATCTAGTACTATGTCACCTGCTGCATCTAAGGTCATATTACCAGAAGATAAAGCTATGGTTGTTCCATCTATATTAAAGTTATCTATGTCAATACCTGCATCAGCAGTTATTTTACCTGTAGAAACTAATGTGCCACCTACAGTAGCATTGTTACTAGCTATAAGTGTTCCTGTAGATGTTATTGTACCACCTGCAGATATAGTAGTACCTGCACTTAAAGAACCTGCTGAAGCTACAGTTGTAGTAACAGTCAGGTTATCAAAGAAGCCTGTCTCAAATCTCAAGTTTGTTGTACCTAAGTCTATATCTCCATCTGTAACAGGACTTATAGCACCATCTGCCATAGTAAATTGTGAAGTACCACCTGCTGTAAAGGCTAGTGTATCATTTGCACTAAAAAATAATCCTACGTTTGTATCACCAGTATTAGTTATAGAAGGAGCAGAGGCTGAACCGTCAGGTATAGAAAGTATATTGCCAAGTGTAACAGCACCTGTAAGAGTAGTTGTTTCACCTACAGCAAGTATATCTGTAGTTACAGTACCGTCAAAGAAAGCATTTTTAAATTCTAATGAGGATGTACCTAAGTCTATATCATTATCTGTAGTAGGCTTTAGTACACCGTCTGCTAAAACAATTTGTTCTGTACCTGCAATATCAAAACGAATTATATCTTCATCTGATGATTCTTCTAATTGTATCTTAGTATCATTGTCAGCATCAGACATTAACCCAATAAATGCACCCTCAGTACTTCCATCGTGTTTATGTCCACCACTTACAGCAAATGCTGTTTGTAGTGCATTAAGTTCAGCATTTAGTGGAGCAGATTTAACTGTTTCACCTGACTGAATATCTGAGGTATTAGTTCTTGAATAACCTGCCATTACCTTACATCTCCTAATCCATAAGTAACTGTGAAGCCCTGAATACTGTGGCTTGCATTTGTGTCCTCTGTAACATACGTTAATGATATTGATTTACCTGACCCTGAAAAACTTGCTCCTTCTACTGGAGCAGGGTTACCATCATATTCATCTGTAGTGTCGTATGTAGCTATATTTGTTCCTGTGTTATAGTAAGCTGCAGGGTCTGTACTAACAATAGTTGTGTTATCTGGCATTAATATATCTGTGTTATCGTAGTCGTAACTAACACCAACGGAAAGATTAAATTCTCCTTCTGCTGTCATATAAGTAGCAACATCATAATATAGTTTTCTTTTTTGTGGGTCTTCCATGTAAATATAAGGAGTCTTATAAATACTTAATATATTACCAGTGTCAAAATTAGTTCCAGATTCTTGTTGATACACTTTACCGTTTGCTGCACCATGTATAACTATTTCAGTCTGCCCTATGTACCCACTGTCTGCACATGTACATTCTATACCAAATAAAGTTCCAAACTCGTATGAAAAATTTCCTTTGTATTCTCTTAAAGCACCAATAATTCCTATTGAACCTAACGTAGAAAACATATATCTAAACTGAGATTTATTTCTAATAATAACAGAAGACAATGTAGTTAATGTTTCTGTATTTATTGTAGTACTTATTTGAGATTGTATGTTTTTAGATATTGTTTCTAAATTAACATCTCCAATTTTATTTGTACCACCAATCGGTCTAATACCATCGGGTGAAAGAAAGAGTAAGTCACCGCCTAATTCTACCACACTATCTGTTGCAAGGCAACCTAAATTTGAAGTAACTGTTTCTAATCTAAAATTAGCTGAGTTTTCACCTACCAACCTTTTAATATTATTAGAACCAAATATATAAAGTACGTTACGAAACTTTTTAATAGCTACAATTTCAAACCCTACGTTTATAACTCCACCACCATTAGCAGGACTAAAGTCTGTTTCTGCTGTAGGAGCACTAAAGTATAAATTACTTACTTCATCTGGATCTCCTGCAAGAAACAAATGATTTTGAAACTCTGCTGATATGGTAGGATCTGTAGGGGCATTAGAGTCTGTTATCTGTACGTAGTTAGTTCCATCGTATGTAGCAGCAGGATTAATACCATCAGTTAAAACTATCTTAGGTGTGCCAAAATTTAATTTTTCAAAACGTACTTTAGTTACACCGTTCATAGTTGGTGAACCACCGCATGTTACAGCCACCCAGACTGAGTTAGTAGCATCCCATCTATGTAGGTAGTTACTTCCTGATGTAGGCTTACGTGCTGCAAGTACTCCATCATTTATTCCATTAGCTACACACACACCTAATACTGAACCTGTACCTGCATTACCATCTATACCTACAGTACCATAGTTATTAGCAAATCCACTTAATCGTCTGTAGCCACCCTCAAGGTTTGGTTCATAATTAACTAATTGTCTAGCAGACCCTGGAGTTTCTTCTCCTAGAGACAGTACATCACTACCTGTATTTAACCCACCTCTACAGACAGATTTAAATGTTTGTACTGCATCTGCCATACTAAGAACTCAAACTTAAAATATTGTTAGTGGATCTGGATCTGTTAATAAAAGTAGAACGTACAAATATTGGATCATCTAATAACAACCTACGCATTGTTTTTATACCGTCTTTAAATTTTTGTTGGTGTATTTGAGCACTCTGCTCATTAGATCTAAACCTCATCATATACATCATAGCACCATCTATAATTATATGCTTAAACCTATCAGGTATAATCATTGTATCTGAAGCTGCAGAAAGGTCATTAGGAAATTTGTAATAAACAAACTCAACTACATAAGCTGCATCAGGAATTGGAGACACACCAAATTTTTCTTCTGCAGTTTGATATACTACAGTAGGTGATGAACGTGCTGATGTACCTGAGTTTTCTTCTATTGCTTTATAAAATTTTACGTACTGCTCAAAAGTAATTACAGGTAAAGCTTTAGCTGTAGTACCTGCAGATGATAAAGCTCTTAGATAAACTGTATCCCAATCTACACTAGCAGTATCTGTAGGAAAATCATATGTTCCTGTACCTACTGTAAGTGTTTGAGTAGCTGTTGTTTTTAAAAATGGAAACTGATGCCCATCCTGTAAAATTTCTCGTATCGAATTATTAATTGCATCTTTTGCTATAGCTTGAACATTTTTTGCAGTATCAAAACCATCACCTGTAGCAGGAAGAGTAACTTCATTTGTTCTTCTTAATAGATCATTAGTTAAAGTTATGTACGTAGTTGACATTTGCTATCCTTATGTTAAGCTAAAGAGGGCAAGTTTCCCTGCCCCCTTATTTAATTTAAGCTAGTAAGTCTCTGTCAACTTCATTAGCAGTCCGTGGACTGAG